AAGCGAAGTGCAGGAAAAATTGCAAACGGCAGCTCGTGGTCTGCATGAAGTATACCACCTCGTTTCCCACATGACTGGCAAGTGTAGTCGTCGCGCTGGAAGACATGGCGACGCCACTCGCGGTACTGGTTACTATCTCTTATTCGTTCGTTTTCAGATGTCTTGCCCTGGTCTCTCGCTCTGCCCGCGCAAACATAGCTGCAAAAGAACACCTGTGTTTTGCTCTCTTTCAGCTTAGCCAGATTACGATAAACGGATTTATTGCAAACAGCGCAACCAAGCTCTTTACCATTTCGACGAGGAGATGGTTTGCCTCTTATCTTCGCCCAGTACTTTTCCAAGCCAGCTCGGTTTTTAGGCGACAATGGTCTACCTTTCTTTAAGCGGCTTAGAGTAGCAGCCATTCTCGCCCGACTTTCGGGAGAATTGTAGTCTGGTTGACCAAGATAAAAGCTCATAACGGAATATAGAACGATAGCTGCAGGCCGCGCCGCTGTGCCGCCAAATACCATTCCTCGTGTAAGTAGTTTGCCGACCACTCACCAGTACGGCTATCATTCGACATGCAATGCGTGCGGCCCCACACGCCACAGTGACCGATCTTCGTACCTCTCGTTGCGAAGATTGAGATGCACCCAGGCGAAGGGTGTGCGGTTTCTTTGAAGCGGATGTCAGTGTCAAAGAGTTCTTGAAGCTGAATAGTAGAGAGTTTGATGGGGAAGTCTGGGTAGACCATGCGGAGAACGCGGGAGAGGGATTCAGCGCAGCCTCTTTCGTCGGGAGCGTGCTTGGAGAGGTCTTGGCCGATGGCTTTCTTAGCAGCGTCGTACACGTCCTGGCGCTTGTCGGGGGCTGGGGGAACGGTAGGAGGTTCTACGGGCTTCGTAGGAGCTGTCGGGGAGACGGATTTTTTCGTGAGCAGAGAGAGTAAGTAAGTCGCTAGTTGTATGATCTGTTTGTAGAGAGAGATGGTGTCTTCGGGGTACGCATTGACGCTGGTGACAGAGAGTGAGTAGCCCCAATCGAAAAAGGAGTAATCGGGAGCGAGGCGCTTGGTGAAGGGCGGGTAGCTGTCGATTGCGTCAATGAGAGGGGTGGCAGCATCGAAGGCGTGGTTGTAAGGATTTGATGTGCGAGGGTACACACCGTTTACAGGTTTGGGCCAGCCGTGTCCTGCTACGTCGAGATGGTCTTCATCAAGTGCGTGTAAGAACTCTCTTACGTGCACCTGTTCGTAGTTGATGGTGAAACGCTTTTTGAACTCGCGGCCAAGCTCGTACATGGCTTCGGTGATGCGACTCTCGTCCATGTACTGCTCCCACGTCATGTCATCTTCGAGCGGGAGCATTTCGGGGATGAGGCCGTACTTGCGGATAGCTTCGAGGGGAGCTTTGAGGCTGTTGCCGTTTGGTGCGGTGCCACTGAGGATTTCTATGAAGGTTTCATCGAAAACTACGCGGCCGTCTTTCACATATCCATTCTCAAAGAGCCACCGTTTCAATTCGGGGTGCATCCCATTGTGGTAGTAGTAGGTGAATTTGGAGTTGAGGATTGCGACAGGGCTGCGAGAGGCACAGCCGAATGTGTCCATGATGTTATTGCGCTGGATTACCCCGACGGGCGTGTAGAGCATCCGCTGTGATAGCGGGACTAGCGCGAGGTCGGTTTTGATTGCCCCAAACTGCCATTCGTCTCCCCGCTGTTCTGCACGCTCCTTTGCTTCATCAAAGGTTGGTCTCATAGCCTCGGTTCTTGGGTGCCGAATAATCTATGTGCGGCACAGACGAAACACCAATGAAGCAGGAAGAGAATGAGAAGGGGTACTGCGAGAATGATAGAGAGCTTTTTCATATCCATGTGTTGACGGCGAAGCGGTGCGGACCTTGCGTGTAATTATAGTACGGCCAATTGCCACTGATGGTAATGATGTCGGGGACTTTGGGAGCTGCGGCTGCGGTGAAAGGATGAGAGAGGCCAGCGCCTCCGTTGTACAGCTCGGTAATCTCAGCGTCGGAGAGCGCCCTGCTCCATATGCCACATTCGTCCATGATGCCGTCAAAGTGGTCGGCAGCCAGGGTTGCGTGCCTACCGACAGTGATGTTGGCAGCGCCAGCGGTAAGAGTTTCGTCGGTCTCACTAGCGGCTTCGGATACGGCATTGATGTAGATTTCTTTTCGTGATGTGTCCCACTTGGCCGTGACCATGTAGTAGGTGGCCGTCGTGAGGGAGCCTGCACCCGCATTTATCTGATTGGTGCCGTTTCCAAAGCCGAACTGCATATCCCCGTCTGCGCGGCCCTGAAAGTACCAGCCGGAGGACGCACCACCGCTAGGGTTCTGCGTGTCGATGATGGCAGAGCTGTTGTTAAGGGTCTCTGCGTTTATCCAGCAATTCACCGTGCCAGCCGTGATGTCGAAGGTGCCGCCGTTTGATCGGCTGAAGTACTGGGATGAGCCAGCTTCAAGATCAGCACCGTTGTTGATTTTGGCTGAAACGTAGGGAGTGGTGTTGTTGTTGGTGAGGTCGAGATTGTTCGCTGTTGAATCTTCGGCCGCGCCGGAGCTTTCATCGAATTTCCAATAACTCAAGAGATTGTCTGTGAGCGCAGCGGAGGCAAACGATGGGGTGAGGAGTGCCGAGAGTATGAGTATGGTGAGGAACTTTCTCATCGTGTGGAAGATGCGACAGAAGGAGGTAGGTGATAGGTGCGTTGGTCGGCCTCTACGCCGTAGCCTTTAGAGTGTATCCCTGCTTCATCTCGGTAAATGACCTGCCAGCCCGTACCGTTTGGCGCTTGATATTCGATGACCTGAAAGTATTTGCCGTGCTGTGTGTGATACGCGGTCTGTGCATCCTCCAACTTTTCGAGAGGAGTATCACGCGCAGCTCCGTAAGTAGCAGTGCCTCCGAGGAGGAGAGATACGAGAGCAACAGCAATCTCACGCTTAGTCGTCATAGGCGATCTTGGATGCTTGTGTAGTTGCAAGACCAGTAATCCGGCGTTCCTAGAAGGGTGCCGAACTCGACATATATGGCTCCTCTGGCAGCTACCGCTATAGAGAGGTTGGAGAGGTCGGCTACGGCGAAGTTACCGGAAACAGCGTAGGAGCTTGAAGCAGAGCCGTTGCCGATACGGACTGTCGATGTACCAGCGCCCGTGGCTGTGCAGTAGAAATCGGTGATCTTCTGTGCTCGCTTTGGTGCGAACAGCTTTACGGTCGTGGTGCCGGATGCGCCAAAAGCGCCCAGGTAATCGAGGGTAGAAGTGGAGAAGATGCCGCCCTTGTCATCTTCCATGCTGAAGACCGCAGGGAAGGAAGCGTTAGAGGAAGTCGCCACTAAGAGTTGGTTGGCCGTCGTATCAAGTGCGATCTCACCCACTCCGTTGACCGTAGGGCCGGAGCCGTTTGGGATTTCAAAACCAGTTGCACTGCCGAAGTCCCAGGAAGCGGTGAGGTCTACGTCTGCGGGGACGACGGTGGCACACGTCGCTACGGCAGCAGCAGAGAGAGAGCGAACAAACTGGTTCGTGCAAGACGTACCCGCATATTCAGTGGCTCGGCTGTTTGCGTCAAAGAGAGAGAGTGCGGATGTGAGATCAGTGACGTAGAGAGACGTGGTGGTGGCGTTTGTTGAACTTGCGTTTGTCGCAAAGAGAGAATCGAAAATCTGGTGTACCCAGGTGTTTTGAGAAGTCGTGGCAAGGGCCGATGAGATGGTGAGGTTCCCACCGACCACGAAGCGGCTGGCGTTTGTTTGAAGAGGGTACGTCGCTGAGAGCGTACCCGTGGCGACGCTTCCGAGCCTTGCTGGATAGCCGTTGGTGGTGGTGAAGAAGGAAAGCTGCCCTGCTGTCTCGGCCGTTCCTGTGGCTACGGTGCCGAGCGTTGCTGCGGAAGAAGGCCATGTGGTGCGGCAGGCATCACCGTCCAAACAAATCGTCACCGCGTTGAGCGCGGTCGTCGAGGCGTAGTTAGCAAACAACCTGTTCCACTTGGCTGTGCTCGTCCCCAAGTCGTAGATGTTCGTTGTTTCGGGGAGAGTGTTTCTTAAAAGTGTAGAAATAGGCGCGGCATACACGGCCGTTCCGAAGAGGAGTGAAGCGAGTACAAACCAGAGTACATGTTTCATTAGTAGAAAAGTGATTCGACTAAGCAGTAGAGGGTTTGACCGGATTGGGGAGCACTGACTTGATCGGTGAGTGTGAGTGTACGTCCCGCGAATGTCCAATCGGTACCAGGGTTGAAGTTGATCGGGAATTGGGTGCCCCACACACCCAAGACTTCAATCGTATCATTCGGGAGCGTGAAGGTTTTGGTCACACCATCGACTTGGGATGAGAGGTTGACGCGCTTCACATAGGTTGTCTTACGTGCTCCGGTACGCATCCCTGCGAGGCGGCGCTTGAAGTCTTCGAGCTCTTTCTTGAGATCGGTGACATCGGCATCTTTGCCGTCTTCACCTTTCGGCCCACGTTCACCCCTCTCTCCCTTGGGGCCGCGCTCACCATCTTTTCCGTTACGCACCGAAGCAACGCGTTTATCGAGGCGCGAGATTGCACTTGCAACGTCCGTTTCCATAGCGGTGAGGCGCTCTTGGACGAAGAGAGTATTCACCTTCTCGCGTAGCTCCGTCTCTAACGTGGAAAAGGACTGCTGCACTTGTTGAGCGAGAGAAGTGACGGTGCTGGCAACTGTCTCGAAGTCACGGGTGAGGCGCTCTTCGAGCTTTTGGACGAATGTGACTACCTGCTCAAATGCTTTTACAAACTCCTCTTTACCGAGGTGGTCATCAAGCATCGCTTGCATGGATTGGAGGAAGTTCGGTTTGTTTGAGTTTGTTTTTTCCGGCATAGACTATTGGTTCTCGACAGCCTCCTTGAGTGCTTTAAGGAACGCTCTTGTCTGTTCTTCGGGAGTACCCGCGACGAGACGGCTGGCCTTGTCGATTGCGAAGTCAATAGCTTTCTGGGTGATGCCTGCCTTTGAGAGTGGCGCACCTCCTTCGGTGAGTGCTTGGAGGAGAGAGAGACCCCTAAAGTCTCCTGCGTCCTTCATTGCCTGGAGCGCGAGGACACTATCATCGAGGGCGGGGTAGCCGCTGAGTTCCTCCAGTTTAGTCAACCAATCTTTTTTGCCGTTGTTGAGGATTGATTGGACGGCACTTTTGGCGAGTGAGGCATCTTTGGCGAAGTCGCCGCTCTGAGTAATGCTGCCAAGGTGTGACGCGCCCTCATTCACAAAGTCGGAGAGGTCTGAAAAGAGGGCACGAGCACGCGCGTAGTTAGCGAGTTCGGGGGTATCGCTGTTTGCAAGAAGGTCTCGGAGTGCTCTCTGGCTCTGAGAGACAAGACGTTCGGCATTTGTCGTTCCCACAATGCTTTTCGACGCTTTGAAGTTGCGGAGATTCGCGTCGGTGCGTGAGAGGAACGCGTCGATTTGCGAGACGGTGGGGTTTTTGCCGAGCTTTGTGAGTTCTCCGGCGTACTCATTGAGAATTGCAAGATCGGCATCCGAGAATTTAGAGTCTTTCGTCGCGGTAAACAGCCGCTCTTTCGCGTTGAATTTCAGTCCACCCTCTTTCGTGGCGGTAAGGAAATCATCTGTGACTGTTGGGGCTGAGAGCTTGATGGAGCCAACTTTCTTCAGCTCCTCGCCCATCACCTTTCCAGCATCGCGGCGGCGTTCAACAACAAACTTAAATGCATCGCCTATCTTGTTTCCTACAGTGGCGAGCGCGGGGTCTTCCTTAATGTCAGTGAGAGCCTTCTTAGACTGTGCGAGATACTCTTCGTAAGAAGTCAGCGGGTCGTCGAGACGAACGGTTCCCTCAGCAAAGAGGGGCTGTTTAGTAAGTCGCTCTGCGGAAAGCTCTACTTTGTCGTCGATGTTCGCTTTTGAGAGTGCGAGCTTCGGGTTCCTGATGGCTTCGATGATCTTGTTGCCCGTCGCCTTGGCAGTGTCTAGTAGACCTGTCGGTGCAGCAGGTCGCGGCGCGCGTGACATAAGTGATGCCAAGCGTGTTGCGGCGAATGGGGCGGCAATGGGAATAGCGATTTCAGCGGCCACAGTTGCGCCTTTGCCGATTGCTTGGATGTTATTTGAAGCCTCGAAACTCTTATTGCGCTCTTCGATGGTCTGTCCCGTGAAGGACGGATTTTCGCCAGCGAGTGCCTTCATTGTCGGGAGGACATCAGCAGCAGCAAGAGTGGATGCAATCCCCTTCCCTACGCCCTTGGCGAGTTCCGCGACCGTATTAGGCTGTCGGTTAGGTTCTTGTGAGATGCCTTCGCCCGTTCGCCGTTTGGCGATGATGCGCAAGATTTCCGTGTTGTCCTTACCGGAGGCTTTTAAGGTCTGCGCTAGGTTTCTTTCGTCTTGTGTGAGTGCCATACGATTTAGAGGGAAAGTAGCTCACGTTTCTCATCTTCCGAGAGAGTGAGGTTCACTGTTAAGTCGTCTTTTGCGCGTTGATATGAGGAGCGTATGTTATCTAGCTGCTCGCGCACCCTGTCTTCGCTTATCCTGAAGCCCGATAGGTTGCCGGAGTCATCGTAAATGGCAGAGGAGGCAAGCACGCTTGAAGCGTCAGCCATTGCCTTCAACTCCTTCTCAGAAATTGGGGTCAATTTAACGCCAGCATCGGAGAGTTCTCGTATCTTGTTGAATGTGAGGTTCTTCACAACGTAGCCCGCATCAGCCAGAAAATCATTTTTGGCCTGATACTTGAACGGCGCAGAGATAAGTCCACCGAGAGGATTGAAGAGTGCGGAGCCAAGCGGTGATCTGACTAAACCCGATGATGTTTCGATGCCTGTGCTATTTGACATCGCCCGATTAACCACATCTATGTCGCGTTGCATAAGAACACGCTGGTCTTCCAGAGCTTTGACTTCATCGTAGCTAAGTGGGGAATTTCGTGGGTCGTAGCCGAGTTCTTTGATTGCTTCGGTATCGCCGACGGCTGCAAGCTCAAGCAGGGTCGCCTTTCGTTGGAGCGCAAACTCAGATTCACGCAATGCAAGTTCCCGTGTCTTAACTCCATTATCGAACGCAATTTGGTCTGCCCTCATACGAAAGTCTGCGCCAAGGTACTGTGCTCCTATCTGAATGGCCCTGTCGGGCGTAGAGTTCGCCATTTGATTAGCGACCGTTGATGGGGCACCAGAACGTACAGCCTCTAACATGATTTCGTAGGTCGATTTTCGTTGAGCTTGCTGTAACTCAAGGGCACGCGCGCGCTCTTCAAGCAGAACATTGAGAGTTGCAGACCGTTTCTTGTCTACTCGTTCTAGCGCGTCCTTGTTGAACTCATAAGCCTGCTGAAGAAGTTGTAGTTTGACGCGCTCCGGCTCAAACTCTGCGTCGAGCGCCTGTTGTATGTTCGCTTCTGCGAGTGAGATATTTCCCTGAAGGGTCTGACCGATAGCAGAAAGTGAAAGAGCTTTGATAGCGTTCTCTCGAAGCCGTCCTGTTTCTATGGGCTGCACCCCGCCAACCGTTCTGCCCCTGCCCTCTGATTCTTGCTGGAGAGCTGTGGGGATGAGAGCGCGTTCTTTGGCGAGGGCTTGTATCTGGTTGACGACGGTTTGAAGCTCTTGGCGCTGCCCAGGTAGTCCCGCTTCGGTTTCGAGCTGTCTCTTTCGTTGTGTTTGGGTGCCGAGCTTCTCAAGAGACGAGAGAAGCCGTCCTTGAAGGTCGGACTGTAAGCCCTCCTCTGGTGAGGGTGCATTGAACGCACTTAGAAGTGTCTCAAGGTTGGTTTCTATTGCAGGTGTGAAATCCGCTGGTTGCGGAGGAGGAGGAAGTCGAAGCGAGGGTGTGGGTTCAAGTGCGCCGGAGCTGATCGAGGGAACGCCAGCAACAACCGCTGCTTGCTGATCTGCGCTAAGTCCTGCTGCTTGGAAGGCTGCTCTGCGCTGTTCTTCTGTTTGAGTAGGCATATCGTGGTGTAATTCTATCACGATGCGAGTAAGCCGAGGTTCTTTAGTGCTTTCACAATGTCGCTGATGCGGTACGCAGTAGAGCCGACGTTACCCGTGAAGGTGCTGTCGTCTTTTACTGCCGTTCCCGCCCCCGCCGTGAAGCCTGTTGTCTCACCTGTGCCTGACTGTTGTGCGACGGGTGTAGCGTTGAAGAAGCCGAGCTTTTGTGTAGTCCCCGTGCCGATCTTCGTACCGCGACCGATACCCACCTGCACGTCACGGCCGTCGATAAACTGAAGGTCTTTTTGAAGTGTGTAGCGATCACTCGCGACGAGCGAGGAGAGGATGAGTTCGAGCTGCCGCACGCGTTCGTCGAGGGGGTTCATTTCATGTAGGTAAAGCCGATAAGTGCGAGAAGCCAGCCAATGCCTTTTCCGATGATGGCGAGAGCGACGAAAAGGGCGGCGAGGCCCACAAGGATGTTCTTTGCGGTGAGGCCGTAGCTTCTAATCCATTCGGTCATCGCCTCATGGAAAATCTGCTTGATCTCGTCGCGCTGTGCGTCAGAAAAGTTATTCATACGTTCGTTTTCCAGTGACCTCTTCCTTGAAGGAGTAGCCACGAATAACCGCTCCGCCCGTGCTCTCAAAACGGAAGGCGATCTCTTTGTACTCAGGAAGGTTCGCTTTCGTGCTTTCGATGTTGATTGAAGAATGGGATATGGAATTGTCGGTGCTGTCAGTGAATATGGTGGTGAAAGATGTATCCTCGTCCTTTTTGTACTTCACGACCACCTGGCCGGAAGACGGGAGAGGCTCGTAGGTGACAGTAATGCCCTTGAGCTTTTTCTTGAGAGAGCGATCAACATGTTTTTGGCTCCCGTCGAAGTACCGCGATTCGTAGATAGACGTGGCGGTGTAAGAGGACTGGTCGTTGGTTTTCGAGAGCGCATAGGCCGAAGAGTTGTTGACGTAGGAGATGAACATAAAGTCTCCCACGATGAAGAAGTTCTTGAGCACGCCTGCACCGAGGGCTGTGTCATTGTCAGGTGTTCGCTCGTGTATCAGGATGAATTCGCTGCTAGGGTTTTTGCGGCCGATACTCCACACTCCTGAACGGATTGCGCCGTTCACGGTCGCCACCAGCATGAAGTAGAGGCGATTATCGACTTTCTGTTTGGCGATGTTGAGAACAGGAGACGACGAGCTGGTGAGTTCTTGGAAACGCTGTGCGGCGGTGCCTGCAATCCACCTCTTAAAGAGGACGCGGTAGCGTGTTCGGGTCGCTGTTGCTGAAGTCGAGATGCCGATGAGGTAGCCGTCCAGCTCTTCCAAGACATTGAGCACGCCTTCGCCCCAATCAATGCTCTCAGAAAGGGTTGCGAGCGTTGAGTCCCTATCCCAGAGGTACACACGGGAGCTTCCCACGCCGGAGAGCGGAGCGCACGCAATAGCGAGGTAGTTGCCGTACTCACAAATTGAGGTGATGTAGAAGTGGGAAGGCAGCACCAGCGCGGTGTCAGTCCAAGAGTTGTTGTCGTTTTTGGCAATCTTGTTGTCGTAGGGGATGTAGAGAATGTCATCCTTCGAGTGAACAAGCCCCTGCGCGATGTTGGTGTAAGAGATTGAGCGGTTTTCGTCGTTGATAGCCGCAGTGCCCGACGGGTCGTATGAGCCTATTGTTGTTCCGGCATTGGCAAAGAAAATACGCGCTCGCTTTTTATAGTAGACGAATAGGCCGAAGCTGGCGGCACCAGAAGCAGATTGATTGTTTGAGGTGTTTGTCCATCCGTCGTCGTCGAGGTCAGTGGCCGCTCCTGTCGTGAGATTCTTGTAAAGTATCTCGGCGCGAGCCGTGCCGGAGACCACCCCCAGGGAATAGAGGGAATAGGTCGTGCCCGTTCTCAGAGCGATGGCGAAGTTCTGTTTTTGAGATGTAGAGGCAGCACTGTCGCCGCTTTCGCTGTCGTAGTACGGCGTGAGTTTCTTCGGGTCGGTGAATACGTCGAAATTCGTGATGATGGCAGCACCCTCTTTCCCACGGGGGTCGTTTGTGATGCCGTCTGGGAAGTGGTCGATAGTGGTCTCTATCTCCATACTCAGATGTAGCGGATGCGCTTGGGTGTCATGATTGCTCGTTCGTCACCCGCACGAATAGACATGAAATCCATCAACTCTTGCTCTCGTTTGTCGCGTTCCGAGGCGAGAAACCCGACGCGATCTTTCTTGTAGTTCATGGCATAGAGAAGTGCCGCTTCGTAGGCGAGGATGTCATGCCACGGAGAGGGAAATCCTGGCTGCTTGGTGCCCGTTGAGACCTGCGCGGAAGTGAAGACATCGGCAGTTCGGAGAAAGAAGATTCTGAGACCATTGGTGAGAGTGACAGAAACACCGTTATCAGGCGCAGGATAGAGCACCACCATGTTCTCTCGCTTTTCGTACTCAACAGGCTTGCCGTCAGTCTTGTAATACTCGGATTGTCCAAGGCCGATGTCGCGGATATTGCGCAGGGTAATGGGTTTGAGCGGGTAGTAGTTGCCGCTGCTGTCCATGACTTCAACCGCCATGATCGTAAGCGGCGTGGTGAGTGCGTCGATTTGGTATTCCGCAGTGCTGTTGGTGAGATTCATCGTGTAGGTCGGAAAGGTCGTGTAGTTTGAATCACCAAAAGGCCACGGGCCGTTACCCGTGTGGGTGATGAGCTTTCCTGTGATGCGCTCGTATGCTTTGTTGATGAAGATGAGGAGCTGCGCGTCGGTGAGGGTCGTTGAGTCCGCGTCAACAAGGTATCGAGCAAGTGTTTGAAGGTCGGCGATGGTCATAGAGCGGGGTTTTTCCCCCGCGCCCGCCCTCCCCGAAGGAAGGACAGAGCGGAGAAACAACTAAGCGACGTTCACATCGAATACCAATCCAACGTGAGCGGTCGGCGTAAGGTGGCCGATGTCCACGCGAGAGTAGTACGCGTTGCCGGAGAAGAACGTGTTGCTGTCGGCAGCAGGGAACGGAATGGTGTGAGCCTTTCCGTAGGTGCCCTTGAGGATGCCGAGGCGTTCGATCTTCTTTACGCCAGCGAAGACGTGGTTTGCCGTGTGGTCGTTCGACCAGTAGTGGTCAACGCCGAGGTAGTGCAGACCTTCGACAGTGCCCTCTTTGAGAGCCTTGTCTGCGGTCGCAAAACCGTTGGCCTGCACGAAGGCTTCGAGGTACTCGAAGTCTGCGGCTCGCCAGATGAATCCAACACCTTTCATGTTCATCATCATCTGGCCGTTGCCTTCACGGATTTCACGCTTCACGCCACGGATTATGTCGTCGATGTTCGACGCAGAAACCGTGATGGTGTCGGTAGCAGCGCCACCGCCTCCAATGGAGACAGTGCCGAAGTCCGTCCAGCTTGCGTGACGTGCAAGGACAGCACTTTCGATGTACTCGTTGAGGAGCGCACCGATGCGGTCGAAGAGTTCCGCAGGCTTCGTCCACGGGGACTGTGCGAGGTCTCCATGATCGACGAGCACACCGAGGTCACGACCAGTTGAAATGGTCATCGTTTCGGCAGTCTCAGCGAATGTTTGGAGTGCAACGCCAGTACCACGCGATACCGTCTGAACGGACGGCGTGGTTGACATGTACGAAGAGGAAATGACGCGCGTGTTCGTTACCGTAACATCGCACATCTCTTTCCAAGTCTGCGGACGGTCGAGCCTGTCCTGCAATATGTCTTCAAAAATTGTTTCGTATGTGATGGTATTTGATACCGCCATACCTTTTTGAAGCTAGTCTGGTAAGTACGCTACTCGTTGTAGAACGTACCCGTAGACTTTCCATGCTCCAGCATCGCTCTGACGATCTTTGCGCGTTCTTTCCTGCTCGATACTTCCGTAGAAGTCGGAGGAGCGCCGCGTGCAATGTAAATTGCGGGGTCAGTTTTGCTCGGTGATGTGCCTGGGTCGCCTTTGATGTTGGTGGTTGCGTCGCGGGTGTTTCGTACCGTCTGCTGACGTTCAAGTTTTACTTTGAAGTCTTCGTCGGCAAGCACCTCGTCTACGTCCACTTTCCATTTCTGGGCGGTCTTACGGGCTAGTTCCATGTCGTCGGGGTGGTCAATGCCTGCTTGTTTGAAGGCTATCCGCTCCAACCTCTGAAGTAGCGCGTTGTCTTGGTTTGGTTCAGCAGTCTCTTTCGGCTCGTTGGACTTTTGAAGGTCTTTGAGCTGACGTTTGAGTGAGCCGAGTGTCTGGTTCGTTTTCTCCCATTCTGTTTTAGAGACTTGGAGGAAGTCACCACTCTCTTGCTCTACCTTCTGCTCCGTAACCTCGGCAGGTGTTTGATTGTTGTCTTCGGTAGTCATAACCGGAAGTTTTCTTTTTAACGCTAAGAATAAACGCAATCATTTTTGATGGCGGGAATGATAACCCGCGAGGACTTACTTCTTCCACTCGAACTTGAGTAGGTAGTTGCAGGTCGAATGAGTGCCGACATAACCGACACCCGCTGTAGGCGCGTCGTAGGTGCTCGTTGCGAACGCGGCGATTCTCGTGGAAGGAGAGACAACCGCAGAAGCAATCGAACCTGAACCCGCTGAACGGAATGAAACCGCAGGGCCATTCACCTGACCGCCTTCAAGTCTGTACACCGTGCTTGTGGCAATGAACGCGTCGTTGATGAAGTACGGTACGTTGATGTCTGTGAGGGCGAGACCGACTGATTTCGTCGTCGTACCAACAGTCACGTCCGTCGATGTTGCGTTGCCGCCCATGTTGAGCTGAAGCAATGTAACCGTCGATGTTGCACCCGTTGGGTTGGCGACAGAGAACAGCGTGCTCGTCGCGGCGCTACAACTTCCCGCCACGATGTACTCACAGAAACTATCGACACAGCGATACGGGCTGTAAAGCTCAGGGCCAGCTTGAGCGCCAACGATGGTCTGTATCTTGTTCGGGAAAAAGAGACCAAGGACGGCAACTGCAAGCACGGCTACTGCCGCTACTGCCGCAATAAGTTGTTTCATACTAGTTTTTGGATTTGCTTTTAATTCTTCGACCTTTGCCCCTCTTCTCCTCAACGTCGGCTAGGTCAGCTTGCGCCTCCAAAGCCTCCGCTTCTTGCGCGAGCTGCTTGTCTCTGAGAGACGGCATCCGCGCACCTTCTAGTGTGGCCATAACGTATGTCTACGTTGGTAAACCCTGATAATTGAAAACCGACCGCTTGAGACGGTCGGCTGAAACCCCAGAGGAAACTACGACATAACCTCTAGGGCCTCGGCCGAGCGCCCCAAGTTGTCGTAGTTTTTATGTAAAGAGCTACCTGAACGTCACCGTATACACCCCATCAAAGCTCGCGGGAGTGTCAACGACGAGGCCGCGAGAGCACGAGATGTCGAATGTGTACGTTCCCTCTAGTACGTCGGAATCAAACGTCACGATGGTTGTGGATGCGATGTCGGTAGTTGACGTGGCGTTCCAAATGCGAAGGACAGTATTGGAAGAGGACGCGACGACAACGGAGCCGAGAGAACAACCGCCGTTTGCCGCCACTCTAGCCTGCCAGTGAGTACCCGCTGACGTGGATATTGTGGTCGTCGCCTGATACTCCTGCCCCGAAATCGTGCTGCCGAGTGTCTGGGTCGGCATCAAGAGCAAAAAATACGTCGCGGTCGCTACGAAGAGGAGCGCGATGATAGCTGCTGAGTAAAACAAGTTCTGCATACTGATAAGTATAACCTAATAATTAAAGGCCAATGTTGGTAACGCTCCCCTTCTCCTCGGTCTCTTTTATCGAGTTGCGAAGATACGCGAACACCTTGGGGATTTTGTTGAGAAGCAACCTCTCCACGGCGAGCATCTGCACGTCTGAGGTGCCAGAGGGAGCTAGGAAGTAGTCTAGCATGACTTCTTCGACGGCTTTTGACATGGATTCGTCATTCACGAAGCGTTTGACGTACTCTCTCTGCGCGTTGGTCATGCAGCTTGGGCGTTAAGAGTAAGCGGCTGCTGTTGCTGCTGTGGTTGCATCATTGGCTGCACGTTCATGGATGCAACGGCGTTGAAATCGACAGGGTTGATACCGGAGTATTCAAGGATGTCATTGAAGGCACCCGACATGCCTGGGATTTGCATGACCTGTTGGAAGCCTGCGGGATTTGTGAAGACGAACTGGAAGATTGCGAGGAGCTTGTCAGTGAGGCCGAAGAGGTCTTTCTGCTTGGAAGCGACGTTGATGCCGATTTTCACCTCAACATCCTTGAACTCGTCTTTGAGGATTTTGAGAATGTGGCGGTTGCCGTTCTTTTGGAATGCGATCTTTGCTTCCTGCTTCAGCTCCTCTTTGTCACGCGGCATTTCACCGTTAAGAAGCGCGTCGATCTGCTGGCGGTTGGCCCAATTCTCTGCGAGCTGCTCTGATACCCACTGCACCTCGTCGGATGTGAGGGTTGCGAGGAACTCTTTGCCACTCGTGATCTCCTTAACCAGTCGTGGGATAATCCAATCTCTGTAAATCTCCTCGATGAACTTCGCTCGCTGTCCTCGTCGTCGGTCGTGAAAGCCTCGGCCCTGTGCCACAACTCGTTCCTGGCCTCTAAACGTCGTACCTGATGCCTGCTCTTTTCCTAGAAGCGGGTCGTATGCAGCACCAAGCGCCTGCGCGTGTTCGTAGAGGTCGTTGATGGACTTATCAAAGAGCTGCACATTGGCGGGAGCGACCGTGGGCACTTGGAAAATCCTCTTGCCGTCGGCAACCGTGGTGATTTCCAAGTTCTCCATGTCTTGAATTTGGTTGCGATTCGCATAGCTTTCGTCGTCGGTGTAGAGCGGGACTTTTGAGCCTGCTTCGAGCATGTTCATCTTGTGGATTTCGAGGAAGTTCGTCCACACCTGGGGCTGGATGAGGCTCTCACCAACACCTCTGCCTAGCGCCCTTCCGTAGACTTTCTTTGACGTGTGGAATTTGAGGGAGCTTTCGTACTCTTCCTTGCGGTAGAGGCAGACACCCTTCTTGTTGCCCTTCTCGTCACGATAGAAGGCGACAACCTGCACCTGATCGCAGTAGTAGTCGTAGTCTCCGTTGTCTCTGAGGTAGTGGTCGGGGAGTGTGCCACGGACAACGTAGACTTCGATGTTCTTCCCCGTGGTCGCGTTCTCTCCCGTTTCCTGAATACCAGAGGGGTCTTTCTTGTGCTCCGCGAGGAGGATGAGATCTTCAATTGAGATGTTGGCACCGTTCTTCTCATTGCCCCAACCCAACTTGCTCATTTTGCGGAGCTTGTTGGGAGCGAAGTTGAACTTGAAGCCTATCGGCCCACCTAAAATGTCTGTCTGGTCGCAGAAGGCGATGGAGAGGAAGTCTAAGACTTCTGGTTTAGGCTCATTCGTCTTTTGGACAAGCACGCCACCGTAGTCCACGTCGTTTTCGGTTATCTCGTCGAGGAAGGTGTCAATGTTGTGCTGCTTGATGAACACCTCGTCGTGGTACTTCTTGATGAGGAATGAAAGCGCGCGGCCGTTTTTGTTCTCTATGAAAAACACGATGTCCTTTACCTCGATGTCCTCACTCCAGTAGGCGAGGTTCAAGATCGGCTCCATGATGTTCTTGAAGGCTCGGAGGTAGTCGTTCTCCCCTGTGTAGAACTGGCCGTTCTTCAAGTGAAAGAGGAGCTGCACATGGTCTTTGAATGACCAGTGCCAATTTTCTCCGATACGGACTTTCTCGGTGTGAAAGCGGTTTTCCTCTTCTTTGATGTAGGAGAAGATGTCGTGGTTCATAGATCAAAAAGTGAAGCGGCGTTTTTTAGCGCAACTTCGCGGCTCATGCCCCTTGAGTTAAACAGCCTCGTAGCAACGGGGGCGGGAAGGACGCGTTCACGGGTCTTGCCATCCTTCTCAACACAGAGAATGACACGGCCCTTGGCGTTTCCTGGCTGAAGGTTAGCAATAGCCTCTGTAGCTGTGTCACCCTTGGCGGTGAAGGTCTTGCCGAAGATAATTACCTTCGCGGTGTAGATCATAGATTGATGATGGGGATGCCTCGGAAGGTTTTCATGCTGGAAATCTGCTCGTCGAAAGAAGGTGTGTCACGCTTTGGTCTGTTGGCGAGCTTCGCGTCCACCTGTGCGGCGATGTCCTTGCGAGCTTTCAAACACGGAGGGCAGTAGTAGGCATCAGGGTCACTGTCTTGGTATGAGGTGCCGCAGCCTGGGCGAATACAAGTGTGTGTGTGCATAGTGAGATTTTAACACAGCCACGGATAGACCTTTTCCCATCCGTCAATGCGCCTGTAATCTTCTGTGATTTCGTCGCCAGCCTTGATGTGTTTGAGCGCCACGTCGGTAGTAGCGTCGTAGTTCGGGTCGTCGGAGTGGTTCATGTAGGCTTGGAAGCGAACGTCGGGGTAGGCGAAGTTGCCCTTAGTAGCTATTCGAGGATGTCGGCCTAGTACGTCCTCCGGCACGTCTTCTGGAGTGACTTGGTAGACCTGGGGAAACGCGTCACCGCTGAGCTTCTCACCTTTGGCGATGTCTTTCGTAGCAAATACACCGATGCCGTGGATGGACGAGATACCGAGTTTAAGGTTGAAGTTCATGAGTTGTACTTCTCTAGCGGGTCACGCTTCTCCATGATCTCATGCACGCGTCGCCACTGCATGTACTGAGCGGGGGATTTGAAACCGAGCTTGCGTACAGCTTCGCCGTGCTTATGGATGCGCTCTACACACTTCTTGCACGCGTACCATTCCAAGATGTCGGAGTGGTCGCAGCGTGAGGCGAGGATTTCAAAGAGGAACTTGCGTATCTTGGTGTAGTTGGCGGGGTCTTTGAGATACTCAGGCAGGCCGTCGAGGACGTTTACGGGTAGTTTCTTCGGAAGGTCGGGGAGGTCGGTCATAGATAGCGGCGAATAAGAATATCATCAACATAGAAGAAATAGTGCAGGAACAATCTCCACTGGCCGCGAAACAAGTAACGCCACACCCATTTCTTTGTTTTGTGCTCGAAATATCCGTAGCTCATAGCCCGATGTTACGCTTCTTTTTCCTCTTTGGTCTGTTCACTACATGCTTGCAGGTGTCCCACCCTTCTCTGCAACACTGCGGGATAATGACCTTCATGCGGTCGGGACTTAGTACCTCGGCTTCCGTGGTTTCTTTTTCACTCATACATTAAAGCGCGACGTTTGATTTCTGTCGAGGGACACCCTTCCACGATCCTATTATCTCACGCTTCCTGTGAACGGGGATGAGCGAGTTGATTGCGTATCTCGTAGCATCGAGTAAGTGATCTTTTCCTTCTGCGGGGATGCCTGGAAGAACCTTGCCGTCTTTGTCCGTCTCCCACAGATAGTTTCGGTACTCTTTGATGAGATTCACACTCCGTTTGGTGACGGAGATGCGCTGGTCTTGAACTGCCTTTATTCCATGACGCACACTATCTGCGCCTTTAGGAACAGGAATGATGTTGATGCCGTACAGCCTCACCTCTGCGATGGATTTCGGCTCTGCGCTGTCGGCCATCGTGGGCGCTTTGGGAAGATTCTTTAACGTCTCCGCAATCTCGCGGTTCGACATTTCGAGTTGGTAGGCAATCTCGTCGAGGATGTAGCCGCCGTTGTAGTAGTACACAGCGACAATAGCAGCAGGGTCGGGATGCCAGCCGAAGTCTACGCCGTATCTCTCAAGCCTTGCTTCAAAAGGCACTTCGTCAATGATGTTCCAATCACGATAGATGCGCTGCTCTAGGCTTGTCGGTTCACCCAACCACTTGTGTTTGAAGAGCGCGGGTCGTTTCGCTTTATCATCCTCCATCTCAGCCTTGATAACGTCAGGCATGAGATTGTACTTGAGTGCGATGTCGTAGTTGACGTTGATGACGAGGGTATTGGGGCGGCCCTCAATGACAAGGCGGTGGTGTACAGGGTCTTCTTCGAGGAGGCGGTTGTAGGTGTAGACAATCTGCGAGCCTGACTTACGGATTGTCGGTGTGAGGACTTCGATGCTCTGAGCCGATACCGTCTGCGCTTCCTCAACCCACGCGATGTCGATACCCTCGATAGACTTGATGCTCTGCTCGTTGTGCCACAGTCCCTTGAAAAGGAAGTCGGAGCCGTTGATGGTGTTTACGATGGAGTTGTTGGTGATTTCAAAGTCGGTGAGCTCGTATTGCTTAATGAGTTCTGCGAGGAGTTGGTGCGAGCTGTCGGATATGGAGTTTTGGAACTCACGGAAACAGGCAATGCGTGTTTTTTCTTGCCTCGCCCTGATGAGGAGGAAGCGAGCGACCGAATGTGATTTGAGGGAAAAGCGACCGCCGTATATCGCGGCCTCACGCCAGTCTTTCTTAAAGAGCGGCTTAAACTCTTTCGGTATCTCCAGTATCGGACTTGTCATCGCCTAAAAAGCGGACAAGCAACGGCGCAACGGGCTTGTCTGCGGAGGTGATGTCCTGTCTCTCTACATATCCGTGCTTGGAGAGCATGAGCTTGGTGATGGTGGGGTTGAAGTCGCCTTTTAACCCCTTCTGAACGAGAGTGTTCTCTTGCGCCGCAAGAATATCGCTAACGATGTCAGAAAATTCGCTCTTTGTCGGGTCTTTGGCCCAAGCGTAGATTGTTTCACGCGAGAGTTGGAGATACAGCGCAAGCCCAGCAATCGTCGGTATGTCGTCTCCATGTGCAGCGACGGGCACATAGATGTAGTCCTTCGCCTTTTGCACTATATCCGGCGTGTAATCAGTCGGTCTTGCCATACGGTCTATCTCGCTCTGAGGCTTACGGTCTTAGACGTGTCACCTACTGAGAACGTGACATTATGGGGAAGCTTGTCACCTGGGAGGTAGACGAAGAACGCGGCCGGAGCGCCGTTTCTATATCCATTCGGGCCAGTGTCTTTTGAAGACGCTATCTCTCCTGCTGTAGCTGATGCGGAGACAGTGACACCGCTCTTCTCTTTTCCGTCTTCGAGGTAGTAGACAAAGATGTTGATGTACGGCCCGTTGGCGTTCTCCATGTAGCTCTCAACGTCGATGTGAAGTTCTTTGGTCACGCTTGGAATTATAGCACCCACTTGTACGGGCTGAGGTGTGGGTTGCGGGGCCGTCTGCATCGGCTGCTGCGCCTTCGCTATCTCCTCATTCGCTACCACGATAGCGTTGTTGGCTATCGCTATGGCATTGGCTTTGAAGTCCTCTGGGAGAGCGGGATTGCCTAGAACAGCCGCAAGAAGCATCTGTGCGGTTATCAAGAGACTTAACGCTGAAGTCATATAGGAATTATATCATTTATTTGCTAAAAAGCCAGTCCTTCTGTCGCCATGAGGATTTCTTGGAATGTTCGAGAAGTTTCTGTTTTACAGCGGGGTCTTTGAAGCGCCGGCGCTGTGTTGCTGCAATCTTGAGCCGCGTTTCCTGCTTCACATATTCAGCGTACCAAAAGCACAGCCCCACACAACGCGGGGCTGGGGATTTCTTAAACACACACGCCGTCGATCACCTCATGCACCTTCTTGGTGAGGTCGGGACGTTCCGCGACCTTCCCTGAAAGGGCAAAGGTTGTCGCGTTGAAGAGCCGCCATGCTGTCTTCTCGCCCCAATCGTGAGGCGGGTCGCTGTAGGCTTTCAGCACATGGCCGATGGCCTGCACACCGATCACGTCCTGCCGATAGAGGTTCATGATGGCGTGGTCGGCCTGGCTGTCGGAGAGCGGCGTGCCTTGGTAGGTCAGCAGCTTCTCGTTCTGCCTGATGCGCTGGTCTTTGAGGGGCGCGACGATCTCCGTGATAAGTCCTGGCAGCTCTCGCTTGGCCCTGACCGTGTGCTTGCGCCTGATGACGTGCTCGCCGATGAAAGCGAGATTATCACAGACGAACACACGCGAGCCAAAGGCGATGCCGATGGGGAACGTGCGATCGTTGCTGTTTCGGAGGCCCACGATGTCGCTGTAGTTCCCGTAGGGAGAGCGGAGGGTCATTGCGCCGAAGTAGCGCATTCCATCCTCGGTGATCGCGTGGTGCTCTTCGACGATCTCATGCTGGTAGAAGCCGAGCGTGTAGCGCACCAGCTCAACGATCTCGTGGTGGGCGACGGGGACGTGGGTATCCGTTGCCTGGGGAAGCGGGACGGAGCGTAGGTCGTCGTACGAGACTGCGTTAGCTCCGGCGTGAAGCATCAACGTCATGGCTGGTTCTCCTGTGAATGAGCCAGCCGTAATTGTACCTTATGGGTTCTGTTCTTCTTTGAGGAGGGAGACAATACGCTTAGCGGCGGCGAATAGCGCCTCTGCGATCTTGAGCCGTGTTTCTTGCTTCATAGGCTGGGGCCAGGCCAGCGCCAGTCATCTGGCATAAGAGAGACAACCGCACGGAAAAGCAGGAACGGCGCAAGTATCAGTGCCGTCAGGCCCATGAGCACAATAATGATCATAGGTTCTGTTCTTCATTGAAGCAGGCCGTACACCGTGCGCGTTCGGTGCAATCAGGGTCGCCATTCTTGCACGCTTCTTGTTTGTGGCAGGGGCATGAACCACAATGATTTACACCATCGTACTCGTTACAAGCGGGACAGCACACCTTCTTCATTGTGTCGGGGTCGCCGTTCTTACACCTCTCCTGTTTTGTCTCTCCACCCTCAAACCCAAAATCCATGTAAGCCATACCTACTTCATTGTGTCGGGGGAGGTCATACGCCACGTTCGTAGAGAGCCTGTATTTCCTGCTCGGAGAGGACGTAGGGATAGAGCACGTTGGTGGTAGTTGTCGCGTGCCAATCATCCTCGGGAGGTGGCGCATACGAGATGTATGGCGGGACGTAAAATGAAAAACTGACTGCAAACGCGATGAAGGTGAGAAAGGAAAGCACGAGCCTGAAACTGGTCATATCAATTTTCTCCATACCTACTTCAAGCTATCCTTGGGGGATAAGAGGTCGCGCCAGAAGGCTTCGGTGTCGCCGCCTGTGAGGATGAGCTTCTGAAATTCCTGCGCGTTGAAGTACCACATGCCCCACATGTCAAACGTATCTTCTCGCCACCCCAACGCCTTCCCCAAGGCTCTCCAAAAATCGGGGTCGAGGGCGGCAAGCTCAAAGTAGCGCTGCTTTTCCTCCACAACCCAGTACATCGCGTCGTTGCTCCACCCTCCCTCTATCGCTTTCGTTATCGCTTCCTTTGGGATCATACTAGCTCATTAGCTTCTTAATCTTTTCACTGACTGCATCGAGGGCGGCGTTGTAGCCTTCATACCAGCCACCGCCTCCTATCTCCTTCATGTCTCCACGCACGTCCTTCATCCCCTCGCACTCGCGCTCTAGTGTTGAGCAAACAATTTCTAGGATGTCGTCTGTCAGCTTCTCCATGTTTGGAGCGAGGTCGGGGTCGTACTCTTTCCAAAGTCGCCTTTCGATGTCGCCTCTCACACTCTCTATCGTTTTGTCTGACATGGTTGGCTCAGGCGCACCATCTTGCAAAATCTGCTGCTGATAATCGCGCGACCTCCTTGCGTACCTGCGGCGGGCAATAGACGTTGATTACATCCAAGTGCAATTTGTCTTCTTCCGAGTGCGCAGCCTCGTCGTCTCCGCTCATTGCAATTATCTTGTCTACGCGCTCCCTTAGTTCGTTGTAGTCCATGGTTAGGATTGGTTAGGGTGCTCATTGGTAGTACCTACGTCGGGGTCGTGTCGCAGAAGATAGAGAACGTACCGCTCGCCAATCACGGTCTTGTCGTACACCTGCCATCCAGCCGCAATCGCCTCCGCTAGTTGCTTCGTTCCCCACTCAGGGAAAGAGCCGTCGATCTTTATTGCCTTCATATCCTCCTTTATCGCTTCTTTGATTTGGGTAATGAGTGAGAACAGACCGGCCATTCGTCGTGGCTGCAATACTCGGCGGCGATTTCTTGGCACTCGGAACAATAGCGGTTTATCAGCGGTGCTTTCACCCGCTTAATTCTCTTTCCGGTGGGGTTCATAGAAAGTTAAGGGCGACCTGGATAAACGTGCCAGCGACGAAGCCAACTACGTAGCCATCGTGCTCTTGCGTGAAAACGGCGTTCACAAACGAACACATGAGACACGCGAGGAAGATAAACAGGATTACACTCATACGGTCTTCTTCGCTGCCCTGGCTTTCTCCAGGTTCGCTTTAGCAGCGTCTAGTTTTTTCTTTGAACGGGATTTGCCGCCCTTCTTGCCGCCCATGCTTCCGGCTTCTTTGAGGGCACGTATCATTGCTGGTGGGAGGGGCATACTATTTCAGTAGTTCGGGGTTTGAGTAGATGTCGCCGATGACTTCGCCAGCGTCGCCCTCAAGTGGGTAGATGCTGCGCCACATGGTCGGCTGGTGGTTTTTTGTAGCCCAATAACTGACGTAGTATTTGCCGTCCCCCTCCCATTGAATACCAGAGCGCGCCCAAATCACTTCACGC